TCCAGTCCACGTCGAAGCGGCGGCCGGTGCGGCCCATCAGGTGGGCGACCACGAAGCCGGCCACGAAGCCGACCACCACCCCGCCGGCCGACCACCACACGACAGCCAAGGGGGGTCAGCCGGGCTTGTCGCCCACCAGGCGGCCGAAGGTGTCAGGGGCGCCCACGTAGCCCTGCCAGGTGTCGGTGCGGGCGCCGGCGGCCCTCAGCACGGCCTCGGTGTCGTCCAGCTCGCCGGCGTGGACCCACTGGATGGTGCCGCCGGCGTTGACCTTGAACGTGGTGCCGTCGACGGGACAGGTGTAGGGCGTCCCGTCGACGTGGTGGCCGGTGGTGCCGGCGGCGCAGGTGATGAAACCGCAAGGGGTCGCCATCTCGTCATCTCCAGGGATCGGTTCGGGCGGGTTGCCTTCGAGGAAGTTCGAGCAGTAGTCGCGCCACGTCTCCAGGTGCCAGGTGGTCGACCCCACGAGGTCGGGCTGGAGGAGCCACGGGCCGGCGGGGTCGATCTTGGAGTTACAGCCACCGGAGGGCGGGCCGGTGGTGGCGTGGAGGTAGACGGCGCCGAGGTCCCAGCCGTACCAAGCGGCCAGGGCGGCCACGGTGCGGCCGTACAGGTCGATTTGGGCGTCGGGCCACGGCTCCCCCACCCCGTTGTTGCCGGCCTCGATGCCGACCAGGTGGAAGTTCATATCGGCACAGTCGCCGTCGAGGCCGGGGCGGATGCCGGACCCCCCGTGGTTGGCCCGGCCGGCGGCCACCACGTAGAGCTGGGCGTCGCGGCCGATGTAGAGCTGGGATATCGGGCCGGGGGCGGCCCCGTTGCCGGCCAGGATCACGTTCAGGTCGGCTTGGGGGGTGGTGCCGGCGGGCGAGGCGGTGTGGTGGCACAGGACGCCGGACGGCTCGAAACCGCCGGTCGAGGCGGGCCGGCCCCTCGTGGTCCAGTCGGCGGCGCCGGTGGGGTCGAGGGACGACGGGCCGACCGGCACCCAGGGGACGCCGGCGGCGTCGAAGGCGTCACCCAGGTCGGTGAGCATCACCACGGCGGACCTCCTCGGAAAGCGGGCGCTACGTGGCCCGTAGAGCGACGAACGGGGGGCGGGGGGTATGGGGACAGCCGGCGCCGAGCTGGGCTTTTGCCCTGGGCCGGCCACGAGCTCCTCACGGGCTCGGGCCTCGAGCGGGTCACGAGCTCGGGGCCGGCGGGTCGCCGGCGGCGTCGTAGTCGAGGACCAACTGGCGGACGGTGGCCACGTCCTCCAGGTCGAGGCGCTCGCCGGCCTGGCGGCGGCGGACCACGAAGGCCCAGAAACCGAAGATGGCGCCGTCGTCGGCGGTGGACTCATCACGCGATGGCATGGGCGGACCTCATGGGAAGGCGGCGAGGCGGGCGATGGTGCAACGGACGTAGGAGTTGTTCGACGGCGACGGTGAAAAGTGGATCTGGGCGAGGATGGTGGCGGCGGCGGCCAGCATGTGCAGCCCGGTCACGGAGAAGCCGGCGCCGCCGGTGCAGAGGCCGTAGGTGACCTGGCCGCCACAGTTCATGGTGACGTAGGAGGGGTTGAGGGTGGTGGCGCCGCCCAGGTAGCCGGCGATGGTCACGATGTAGAGGCCGCCCAGGCCGGTGGGGATGGGGATGGTGGCGCCGGGCACCCACTCGGGACCGGAGCGGTTGAGGACCGCGGCAAAGGGAATGTTGGCGTCGGCCGAGGCGGTGCCCGGCCCCCAGGTGCAGTCGAGGCCCACCCAGGCGCCGAGCCTGGCCCAGGCCGACCCCAGCCGTTGCCACACGGTGTCGGTGTCGGTGGTGACGCACAGGGCGCCCCTCGGCGGGTTGGTCCAGTTGTCGCGGGCGGCGGTGTTGGGGAAGCGGCGGACCACGGTGGTGGATGTGGCGGTTCCCCAGGCGGGGTCGAGGACCTCGCCGGCGATCACCCCGCCGGGGTTGCCGTAGGGGTCCATGGCCAGGGGGGTGACAGCAACGTCGGTCACGGGCGGCCTCCTGTCTTAGGTCAGGGAATGTGGGCGGGCTGGACGAAGGGCTCCAGGACGTGGTTCACGATCCACGTGCGGGCGGTGAGGACGTGGTCGGAGCGGACCACCCGGTAGGACTCCTGGGGCTGGCCGTCGACCCGGTACCACTGGATGACCCCGTGGGGGGGCCACACCATGCGGGTGGCGTCCCAGGCGTTGGCGGGGGTGCCGTCAGGGTGGCGGCGGTCGCCGGACACCATTTCGAGCTGGTCGACGTAGGTCAGGTTGGGGTCGCCCCGTTGTTTCAGGGTTTCGTTGGCGATGGCGTCACAGGCGGCCCGTTGGGCGCCGGCGGCGGTCACGTCGCCCCACACTCGCCAGGGGCCGGACTTGTGGAGGCCGTAGGCGCCCCAGGAGCCGGCGAAGGTGGCGTAGTCGAACGTCGCCCCGGTGGCGTCGGTGCCGTGCCAGGCGACCTCGGTGATGAGGCCGTCGAGGCCCTGGGACCACACGGAGCCGGCCACCACCTGGTCGTTGTAGAGGGAGCGGGCCAGGACGGTCTCGACCAGCATGTAGTGGACCAGGAGGGAGCCGGCCTGGCCGGCGCCGCCGGGGACGGCCTCCAGCCACAGGAGGCCGTTGGAGGCGGCGTCGCGGAGCTGCTGGAGGAAGGCGGGGAACACGGTCGAGGCCTCGGTGGTGGCGACCACGGCGGGCACGGTGTGGGCGTCGGCCTCGATGGAGCCGGCCACCGCCGGGAGGAACAGGCCGGTGTCGGTGTTCAGGCGGTCGACGATGGCCTGGACGCGGGCGTCGACCCGCTCGGCCGGCCGGCCCGACTGGTAGCTGGACACGGTGAGGCGGTCGGGCCAGGTGTCGGCCGTCACCACCAGGTCGGTCAGGGCGGGGTCGCCGGTGGCGGCCAGGGGGGTGGCGTACTCGGACACGAACCAGCACCACGTCGCCCCGGTGGGCACGAACGTGGCCCAAATCTGGCCGAGCTTCGACTGGCCGGCCAGGGCGTGGTCGCCGTCGTACAGCTTCAGCTCCAGGCGGCCGGGCTGGAGGTCGCCCCGAAACGTCCCGTCGCCCAGGGTGTGGGAATCGGTCGACCAGCGGGCCTCGACCACCTTGTCGGTCAGGTCGAGGAGGACGGCGCCGGCGGCGTACTGGTACCACCACCGCCAGGCGTCCTTCCACACCGCGCCCGGCGGCCAGACGATCTGGGCCCACTTGGCCTGGCCCCAGCGGCCCGACCCCCATTGTTGGGTGTCGCCCCCCGGTGTCGGGGCCAGCGAATCGCCGTAGGTGCCGGCCTCCCACACCCCGTCGCCGTAGTTGCCGGCCATCGGCGGTCACGGCGTCCCGTAGTCGACCACTTGGAAGGGGGCGCCGGCGTTGAACGACAGGAGGCCCCCGGCGGGGGCGCGGGCCTGGACCACAAAGGTCGACGTTTTCGAGGTCGAGGGGACGTGGACCCAGGTCAGGGGGAGCAGGGCGTAGGTGTTCACGGTGACGTTGATCCCGCACGAGGCGACCTGGGTGCCGTCCACGCTCAGGGCCAGGTTGACAATGCCGCCGGCGGTGTTCATGAGCACGTTGACCAGGGCGCTCAGGAGGTAGCGGCGGTTGGCGACCACGGCGATGCTCATGCTGGTCCCGGCGATATCGGCGTAGGCGGCGCCGATGTTGGCCGGGGCGATGGGCTGGGCGTAGCCGACCAGGCGGCCCATCTTGCCGATGATGGTGTCGAGGGCGTCGGCGATCTTGTTGTGGTCGCCGGGGTGGTTGTTCAACTGCGGGTCGCCGTTGGCGCGGGTGTTGGGCGGGGTGGGCGGCGGCCAGGCGACAACGGCCATGGGGACAGCTCCTAGGGGAAGATGGCGGCCAGCTCGGTCCGACGGTGGCGCCGCTGGTACTCCTTGAGGCCCCGGTAGACGGCCTCGGGGAAGGCGTCGCCGGGGGCGACGTAGACGGCGATCGACACGTAGGCGCCCATGGGGGTGGCGGCCGGCGGCGCCGGGCCGGCGGCCAGGGAGCCGAGGCCGGGAATGTGGGAGATGAGGCCCCCGCCCACCTTGCCCAGCCACCCCACGGCGTTGGAGGCGGCGTCTTTGATCTTCCCCAGCCACTCGATGATCTTCTGAATGGCGGCGATGACCTTGTCGAAGTTGGTCAGGAGGATGCCGATGGGGCCGAGCATCAGGTCGATGATGAGCTTCCAGTGGGCGCCCACCCAATCGGCCAACGATTTCAGGGCGTCCCACACCCACTGGACCACATCGCGAAATGGCTTGAACTGGTTGTAGGCGTAGATGATCCCGGCGGCCAGGGCGGCCACGGCCACGATGATGATGCCGATGGGGTTGGCGTTCAGGACCACGTCGAGGGCGGTCTGGGCGGCGGTCCACACCTTCACCCCCACGGAGATGCCGACAATGGCCCCGCCGAGGGCCACGAGGATGGGCACCAGGATTTTGGTGATGGTGGTGTTTTCGTTGAGGAACGACAGGAGGGGTTGGAGGAGGTCGAGGAAGCCCTGGAGGGCGGGCAGGAGGGCGTTGCCGATGGTCACCTGGATTTGGTCGATCGACTCGTGGAAACGGGCCATTTGGCCGGCGGCGGTCGACCCGTAGGCGTCGGCTTGGCCGTGAACGGCGGCGGTCAGTTTCTCCATGACCTCGGTGGCGGTCAGGGCGTGGCCGTATTGGTCCTTGGTGGCGATCCCCATTTCTTTGAGGGCGCGGGTGTTGCCCACCTGGGCCGAGGTCATGGCCTTGGCGGCGTCGGTGACCGACACCCCCTTGAAGGCGGCGAGGTCCTGGGCGGTGGACAGCTCCTCCATGGCCTTGCCGCTGTCGTGGGTGGCGGCCACCAGCCGGGAATAGGCCTCGACGGAGTCATCGGCCGACAGGCCCGTTTTGCGGGCCGAGGCGTCGATTTCCTCCATGGCCTTGTTCACGTCGCCCACCGGCAGGTTGAGGTTGCGGTAGGCCTGCTCGACCTTGGCGACCTGCTGCTGGTGGTCCATGGCCACCTTGGTGGCGTCGGTGAACTCGCCCAGGATCGCCCCGGAGGCCCCCAGGACGGCCCCCTTGACCAGGTCCATGTTGTTCTTCGATTTGGATTTCAGGTCCTCGAAAGCGGAAATGGCCTGCTTGGCGTCGGCCAGGATGGCGATGTGCAGCTCGGCCGTCTTAGCCATCGGCGGCGGCCTCCTGGGCGGCGGCGTCGACCTCGTCCAGCACGTCGAGGATGGTGGCCAGGTCGCGGGGGTCCTCGGCCCACAGCACGGACGGGGCGACCCCCAGGCGGATGGCGAGAGCGGCCACTAGTCGGCCCCATCCTCCTCGGTAGGGTCCACGACGGCGGGGGCCTCATCGCCGTTGGGGGTGTTGGGCACCACCCACGTGACCATGCGGGCGAACTCGGGCCACGACACCCCCTCTAGCTGGCGGGTGCGGGTGAGGGCGGCCCAGGCAATGGCCATGAGGCCGCCCACGGTGTCCTTGTCGGTGTCGACCCCGGACGTGACGAAGCCTCGGCGCTGGTCGCGCTGGTCGGTGTCCACGTCGAACTCGCGGCCGTCCTCCAGGACCACGTGGAAGGTGTGGAGGGGGATTTCCCAGCTCATCGGACCTTGGTCGCTTCCTTGTCGAGGACGGCCTGGAGGCCATCGGCCAGCCGGTCGGCCCAGGTGGTCTGGCGGTGGAACCGGGCCACGGTCCAGGGCTGGCGGCGGATGCCGTGGCCGGGCCATCCCCAATGGACGGCGGCGGCGCCGGGGTGGGCCACCACCACGTCGTAGCGGTTGGCGCCGGTGTAGCGGCCGGAATGGGCGGCGGCCATGGCCCCGGTGCGGTGGGGGGCGCCGGCCTTGAACGATTCGACGGCGGCGGCGCCGGCGGCGGTCACGGCGTCGCGCAGGTCGCCCAGGTTGCGGGCCACCCCGTCGAGGGCGCCGTCGAAGGCGGCCAGGTTGCGGACCTCGATGGTGTCGGCCACGGCCCTAGGCGGCGTCGAGGGCGTCGGCGGAGGCCAGGGCCGGCGGGGTGATGGTGAGCTGGCCCTGAATGGGCCAGGTGAACTTGGACACCACCGTGGCGCCGCTGTTCAGCTCCTCCAGGTTCCAGCCGTCGACCACGACGGTGCCGGCGATGGTCGGCCCGGTCACCCCCACCGGCACGAAGGAGAAGGGCTGGTCGGTGCCCTGGTTGGTGTGGACCCAATAGAACACGCCTTGCGGGTCGGTCCAGTCGAGGACCATGGTCCCGACCAGGGACCACGAGTAGGTGGCGCCGGCCTGGACCACGTCGCCGGTCAGGACGGTGAGGGGCGAGTCACGGGTGACGGTCTGAGGGGTGCCGATGGCCGACACCTGGGCCTCGGCGTCGACCCCGCCGGTAGCGGCCGGCCCCAGGTGGAGCGTCCCTTTCAGCTTGCTAACGGTGGTGGGCACAGTCGGCCTCCTGTCTTAGGTCAGGGCGTCAGACGGCGTCTGACGGTGGAGGGGCGGGCGGGGTCAGGTCTGGACGGTGGCCTCCCACCGCAGACAGGGCCACGTGGTGGCCTCGTTCACGGTCACGGACTGGCGGGCCATGCCGACCAGGGTGACCAGGCAGTCGAGGCCGAGGAGGGCGTCCTCGATGGCCTCGACGGCGTCCAGCTCCACGTAGCTGTCCTGGGGGCCACGGATGGGCACGTAGTGGACGGCGACCACCAGGGGGAAGGCGCCGGCCAGGGTGCCGTCCTCGGGAAGGGTCTGGTACGGCAGGAGGTAGACGGTCGGCGGGGTGAGGTCGGCCGAGCCGGTGGCCACGGCGAAGCCGGCGGCCCGCAGGGCGTCGACCATGGCCTGGTAGCCAAGGGCGTGGTTCATGCCACCGGACGGCGGCCGGCCTGGAGCCGGTCGAGGGCCTGGAGCCGGTCCACCCTGGGGTTGGTGGCGTATTCGGCCTGGACCCCGTACTCGGGGCCTCGGTTGCGGTCATTGAACCAGGCCACCCCCAGGGCCAGGATTGTCTCGAAGGTGGCGGCGTCGAGGGCGCCGGTGGCGTCGACCACGCCGGCGGGCGTCCCGTAGCGGGTGGCGTCGGCGGCGGCGGCCTCGTTCGCGCTGGTGACGTTGCCGTCCACGGCGCGGCCGAGCTTGGCGGCCAGCTCGGCGTCGGTGGGCCACCCAATGGGCACGGCCTACTTGGCCTTCCCGTGGCCGGCGGCGGCGGGCTCGGCCTCGGTGGCCTCGAAACCGCCGGCGTCGAGGGGGAGCGGCGTCGAGTTAGTGATGAGCACCACCCCGCCCACGTACTGCGCCCAGAAACCGACCCCGCTGTACTTGGTGAGCTGGAGGACCTTGGTGTTGCCGTCGCCGGTCCACTCCAGGCGGAAGTTCATGACCGGCGTCACCCAGGCCACGGCGCTGTCGGTGTCCTGGTCGAGGATCAGGGTGTGGTTGGCGGTCATGTACGGGCCGGGCAGGAGGGGGAGGCCCTGGATGGAGATGGAGCGGTAGGCGTCGCCGGCGGTGCCGGGGGCGTTCACCTGGGGGCCGGCGGGGAACAGGGGCCGGTCGGCGGTGTCGTCGGCGTTGGCGGCGGCGATGTACTCCTTGCCGGCGGGGATGGCCACGGTGGCGGTGTGGACGGTGTTGGCGGCCAGGCCGGCCACGGCGGCCCGCACGGCCCGGGAGAAGCCGAGGCCATCGGCGTAGGTGGAGTTGAAGGCGGTGTAGTGGCCGGCGGCGGTGAAGTAGGCGGTAGCGCGGGTTTCCACGTCGGCGGTCCAGGCCCGGTCCATGGCGTTGAGGGCGATGCGGTCGATCTGGGGGTTGGACCCCATGAGCAGCTTGCGCGAGAAGCGGTAGGACCCCTCGACCTCCTCGATGGTCACGGTGTCGGTGGCGGTGCCGATGGTGCCGGGGGCGATCGGGGTTAGCTCATCGGCGGGCTTGCCCGACAGGCCGGCCTCGGAAGCGGTGCGGGGCACCAGGAGCGTGTTGAAATCGGGGGTCCCGTACTTGGTCAGGCTGGAGTACAGCGGCGCCTTGGGCGACAAGATGGGGACGTAGCGGTCGGGCAGGACTCGACTCGGGACCAGGGCGGGGTCGCTGGTGGTGGTGCCCTCGCCGGCGGCCAGGATGCCGGGCGGCGGGGCGGCGAAGGTGAGCAGGCCGGCGGCGACCACACGAGGGTCGGCGGCCATGGCCTCGGCCCGGTGCCAGCGGCCGGCGTCGCCCCCCGGCGTGGGGATGCCGAAGGCGGCGGCGCAGTCGAGGACGAACGACGGGCCACCCCGGTCCTGGGGGATGGCGTAGGGGTAGGGCTCCAGGCCGACGTGGACCAACGGCGTCGAGGCGACCCGGCCGGCGGCCGTTAGTGTCACGCCACCGCCGGCCTCCATGCCGGTAGCGGCGGTCGCCGGCGGGGCTGCCGGCGCGGCGGTCGCCGGCCCTGTCCCGCCGGCGGCCACTTGGGCCGGACCTACCGGCGTTCCCTCGACCGTAGCGGCGGGCGCACGGTCGGTGGTCTGTGTGTTCTCTGTGACGGTCACGGTGGTCCTTTCAGGGGAAGCGGCGGCGACGGCGGTCACGCGGGCCGTGTCGTAGGCGGGTTCGGACAGGAGCGCGACGTGGCGCACCCTGGCCCTGGTCACGTAGAGGCCCTGGTCGGTTTCGTCGGCGGCGTCAATCTCGGCGCCCACTGACAGGCCGTCGCGCAGTCCCTCGGCGGCGTCCGCTAGGGCCTCATCCCCACGGGGGCCGCCGGGCACCCTGAATGAGGCGGTCTGGCCGGCGGGGGTGGCTTGGGAGCCGGCCAGGACTCCCACGGGCTGGGTTGGATCGTGGTCTAAGACCAGCTTCACCCGGTCGCCCATGACCAGGGAGCCGGGGGCGAAGGCGACCACCTGGCCGGTCGACACGTGGGCGTAGGTGTCCCACGGCGACACGAGGCCGGAGATGGTGCGGCGGGCGGCGTCGGCCTGGACGCCGGCGTGGACGGGCGACAGGTCAACGGACAACGGGAAGGTGGTCATAGCGTGGTCGCCCCCTGGGGTAGGCCGGTCGAGTCGGTCCGTTGGCTGGTGGTGGTGTCGGCGGCGGGGTCGATGCCGATGGAGCGGGCCACCTGGTCGACCCGGTCGGGCTCGGCCTGGGACCGGAGGGCGCCGATCATGATTTGCGCCCGTTGCATTTGCGTCAGGTGGGTGAAGGCGTCGCGGTCGAAGCGGACGAACTGGCCACGGGGGGTCACGTCGCCGGCCGACAGGCGGCCCTCGATGGCCCGCAGGTAGGGGTCCAGTACGTCATCGAGGAAGGCCTGCCGGTAGTCGGCCTGGTTGGTGTAGACGTAGCTGGAGGAGGACCCCATGGCGGCCGACACCAGGACGGGGTTCACGCCGGCCAGGCGGGCCAGTTGGGTGGCCATGTACTGGCGGCCCTCGACTAGCTGCTGGTCGGCGGCCGAGAAGCCCATGACCTTGGTCTCGATGTTCGCCGGGGTGTAGGCGGTGGCGCCGGCCTGGCGGGCCGTCGACCAGCGGCCCACGAGGTCGGCGGCGTCGTCGGGGGTCATCGGCTCGCCGGCCTTCTGGTGCAGCTCGACGTTGGGGACGGGCTCGGCGGCGGCGCGAGAGGCCGACTGCTCCAGGGCGATGGCGGCGGCCAGCACGGCGCCCCCGTAGTTCAGGAGGCCCTCGTGGGGGCCGTTGAGGACCACCACGTCGGCGGGGTCAATCTCGGCGCCCCGGTAGTACACGGGCGACCGCACGGTGATCCCCCAGGCGAAGGCCATCGGGTCGTAGGTGAGCTGGCCGGGCAGGACCCGGCGGAAGGCCACCGGGAAGCCGTAGTAGTCACGGGCCAGGACCACGAGGGTGGACACCCCGCCGAAAAACAGGTCATCGAGGACCCAGGCCCAGAACACGCTCACGGGGATGGTGGGGGCGGGGTCGGGGGAGGCGCACCAGCCGGGGTCCAGCTCGGTCACGTCGCCGGTGGCGTCGCGGCGGAAGCGGTCGAGGTCCATCGAGGCCATCCCGCCGGCCATCATTTGGCGGATCATGGCCACCACGGGGACGGTCATGGCGGCGGCCCGGTCGGTCAGGTTGCCCACCAGCCACGAGGGGTCGAGGACCGGACCGGAGCGGACCGACACGGAGTCAGGCGCCGGCGCCGGGGGCGGGGCCTCGCCGGCGGCGGCCTCGACCGATCGCCGGTTGCCGCCGCGGCGTCCGGTGAACAGGCCCATGGACTCTGGCGGGTGACAGTCCTGTAACTACGTGGCTGTGTCAAGGGCGGGCGGGGAACACTGGCGCACGAGAGAGGCCCCCCCGCCGGCGGCGAGGGGGCCTGTCTTACGTCACGAGGCGGGCTCGAAAGGCTCCTGGCACTCCTCGCACCGGGGCCGGGCCTTGTCGAACACCCCCCTGGAGGCCCGGATGGAGTAGCCGCAGGCACACACCCCCTTGACCAGGTTGCGGTCGCCCCGCTTGCGGGGAGCGGCCGGCGCCGGCGTCGGGGCCTCGGTACCGTCGCCCTCGCCCTCGGCCGGCGTCGGGGCCTTGCCCAGGTGGTCGAGGTTGGGGGCGGCGGCGGCGGCCGACTTGGCCAGGCCGGCCTCGATGACCTTGACCAGGCGGCGCCATCGCTTGGCGCCCTCGGGCGACAGGGCCGTCTTGGTCCAGCCGTGCCAGGTGAGCTGCTCACAGGTCAGGCCGTGCTCCTCGGCGCCGGCCTTGAACAGGAGGTTATGGCGCCCGTTCACGTCGGTGTCGAGGACGCCGGCGGCCAGGTGGCGGGCGTGGACGGCCTCGTGGAGGAGGGTGGCGGCGACGGCCTCGGCCCCCCGGCGCAGGTTCTCGCCGGAAATCATCAGCTCGAAACGGTCGGCCTGGGTGTGGGTGGCCGGGCTCCAGACCTTGGCCACGGTGGTGTGGCCCCAGGCCCGCTCATCGCGCTTGACCACGATGGTCACATCGGGGGCGTCGGGAAAGGCGGCCTGGATCAGGCGGTAGGCCTTCTCGATGGCGGCCACGGCGGGCGACAGGTCGGCGCCGAGGGCCAGGACCGGCGTGGCCTCGCCGGCGAGGGTGTTGGTGGTGGTGTGTGAGGTTGACATCACCATGACAAACGTCTGTCTTAAGTCAGAGGTTCCCGGTGTGACGTTCGACCGGGGTAGGCGCCCATGAGGTCCTTCACGTGGGCGTCGAACAGGGGCCGACACCGCCCACACATCGAGTCGAGGTCATCGGCGCCGGCGAGGAAGGCGGCCACGAGGCCCCGGCAGGCCTCGCACAGGCCGCCGGTGAGGGCCTCGGCGGCGGCGGCCCGCTCCAGGGCGGTCATGCGGCGAGGCCCGGTCATCGGCGGGGGACCAGTACGGCGAGGGCCTCGTCCACGGCCTGGTCGACGGTGAGGCCGGCGGGGGGGAAGCCACCGGCGGCCAGCCACTCCAGGAGGGCCTCGGCGGCGTCGGCCCGGTCGTCGGGCTCGGCGGTGGGGTCGCGCAGGATGGCCAGGGCGGCGTCGGGGTCCATCTCTAGAACTCCTCGTGATAGGGGCGGCGGGGGGTGCGGCGGGCCTCGGCGGCGGCGGCCCGGAGCCGGGCGCCGCCCTTCATCCCGTAGAGGGCCTCGGCGGTCTGGCGGGTGACGCCAAGGGCGCGGCCGATCTGGCCCCAGCTCGGCGGGTCATCGGAGGCCCGGAGGCGGTCGATGACCTCGGCGGTGGTCTGGTCGAGGACGGCGTGGAGGTCGCGCAGGAAGGCCAAGTCGTCCACGTCGACCTCGCCCAGCTCGGCCCGGCGGGGGAGCGATCGCAGGATGCGGGGGATGGCCCCGGCGAAGGTGGAGCGAACGGATTTCTTGGCGTGGCCACCCTGGGATTTGCGGGTGTTCAAGCCGTCGTCCTGGCAGGCTGGTGAGGACACCGGTGGGGTCCCTTTCGTGAGGTTGGGGGCCGCCTGGTGGCGGTCGGGGCCGGCCTGGACGCTGGCCCCGGCCACCAGCCTACGGCGTCAGATGGCGTCTGACACTTCACGAGCGGGCGACGATGACGAAGGGGGCCGGGGGCCTC